CATTTTGTAAATCAGTTATACTAGTATTCTGTGTTAAATTAACATTTTGTAAATTAGTTATATTAGTATTTTGTGTTAGATCTACACCAGAAATATAAACTGTATTAGCATTAGCAGTGTTTAAAGCACCTTGCAAATAAATGGTATTTGAATTAGCAGTATTTAAACCACCTTGTAAGTAAATTGTATTAGCATTAGCAGTATTTGCTTGATTAAATGCTGATTGTGCTAAAACATTGGCAGAGTTGGCTTTATCGAATGATGATTGCATCAGAATAAGTGTTGAATTTCCTTGATCAAACGATGCTTGCGCTATAATGTTGCTCGTATTTGCTTTATTAAAAACAATATTTACAGTATTGGAGGAAACACCAACAGAATGACCACCTCGGGTAACACCATCGTGAACCGTGAGAATATTATTTGTTGTGTCAATTATCAGTTCTCCTGCCGCACCTCTTATACCTGCAACAGTTGCTTGTGGATACCGTTTAAATTGCAATGTTCTAGACATTTTAACTATCCTTTATTTTAAATCTGTGATACGTTCTTCTAAGTTTAACAAATCGTCAATACCAACTTGTGTTAATGCATCACCATCAAAATCTGGTGGAATGTTTAAACCTTCAGTAATATATGGATATTCCATAACTGTTGTTGTGTAACCATATGAATCATTAGCTGTAGCATCCGTTGGCGTAGGAGTACTATGTATCTTAACGAGTTTATTATTACTATTGAAATCGTAAATATTAACAATTGAATTTCTAATTAATCCAACAGGATTAGAAATCATACCATATAAGTATGCATGTGCAGTAAATTTTAATGTCCAAATAACATATCTTGTATCTGAGTCTCTATTTCCTTCATATGTAACCTCATATTCTGTCGAATCTAAAATGATTGGAATTCCTTTTGTAATTCCCATTTCTGGAATTAAATCTATATTAATAGTATAATCTGGCGTAAAATACGGTAAAATATGCTCAATAATTTGACTTCCATCTTCTATATTTCTAACATACAAATAAAGAGAAAATTCAAAATTATATGGAACAGGATTGTATTGCGCTATTGCTCCTGTATCAAGAGGATAAAATTTTCTGACATTTGTATTTAATTTTCTTTTTGTATCGTATGAAATTCCATTTAGAACATATGAAAATCTTGGCAAAGTAATCTGAACTTTTTTATCTAAATCTGGATCACCTTGTAATCTAGCAACATACAATTCTTTTGTTCCATAATTAATTGGTACAACGAATCTTTCTTGTTCCGTTTCATCCAAATTATAGCGAACTAAGGTGATATTATTAAACATATCACCAAAACCTAATATAATTTTTCTAATAATTCTATTGTAGTGTACGTTTGACATTATATTGTGCCGAAAGGATTATTTTCGTCTGTGTTGATATAACTAGCAGCAGAGTTTTCTATGAATAAATTATCAAAATTTTCATTTTTAGGTGATGTGCCCAATTCATTTGTTCTGAAGATGTAATATTTTGCATTACTTGATGTACCGTATATGTATGAATTATTTGCAACTTCTCCTTTTATATTTGTGATTGTTATTTCTCCAGTTAATGGTGCCCAACTCTGTAGTGTCGCTTCGCATGTGGCATTATTGTATGTTCCATCATCAGACTGATATACAGTTTCTTTAATTTCGTATGTTCCATAACCATAATTCGCCACATTCCTAGGTAAAATAGTAAATTCCGTTAACTCATACAAACCTATAATATCAGAATCTGTTGTTATATTATAATTAGTAATACCGAATGTTTTTATATTAACTATTTTCGCTGACACATCATCTGAATTATATGTCGTTTTATATAGAATTGTGTCTCCTATTCTTAAATTACCTAATTCAATTAAAAAAGTATCATTTTTGGGATCAATAATTATGTTTTTATTATCATATAATCCTGAAGACCAATTAGTGGAGGTGTAAACTTGTTTGAAATCTTTTATTACTTTTAATGTTATTGTATATGCAGATTGAGTTAAAACTTCATCAATAATATCAACCCCGGTTTCAATGACTTCTTGTGAATACTTGAATTTCTCCAATTCCAATTCATAAAAATATGGAACTTTTCTACCCAACATAAAGAAATCTTTTGTTTGATTTGTAAATTTAATTTCATATAATTCACCTGTGCCATTCATAAACGGTACATAAATCAAATCGCCTTCCCTAGGTCTAGTGAAAGTATTCTGTGGAACTCTTTGTGAAAATGATCGTTTCGATAGAATTACATTGACATTATTTCTAATTTCTAAACCAAATTTAGAAAAGAATTCTTTTTCGCCCATATACTCAGTTGAGTTTGAAAGATATAATTCTAATGGAAATGCACTTCTAAATTTTTTTACTGGATCTTCACCAAATAATAAGTCTCTTGCTGCATCATTATCGTTGGGAAGATAAAATGCATCAAATCCCATTATCTTAATAGATTCCACAATAATGTCTTCTATTAGTCTTTGCTCTGAGTGAGCACCATAGTTGTTGAAATATGATGAAGTTGCCATAATTAATTCATAAAAAATTCTAACGGACTACCATAATTAGTTTCCATTTCTTTTTCCAATCTTTCAATTTCATCAGCAGCTTCTTCGTAAACTTTATCACCATTTAATGTGACACCGCCAGGTAATTGTAATCCTGCAAACTTCTTCATATTGTTACCCCAAGTTCGCTTGATTAATGCAGTAGCATATTCTTTGAGCCAACGATCATTCCAAACTTTAGTGTAAACATTCGGATTAATCACAGCATAACATTCTGCAATAACAACATCATCCACGAATATATCATAACCCCAAGACCAATCAATGTATAATTTCTGCATATGTCTCTGAAAGCGTATAGGAACCTCTCCAGTGAACATTATCTCAAGTGAGCGTAGGTGTTGCTGTGTCAGTGTGTAATTGATGTAGGACGCTGAGGTGAAGTCATACAGCTCGTTTAAGCGTAGTTGATATCTTAAATCAAACATGTTGACGGATGCTTGTGAATCTGTAAGCGGAAATATTCTTGTGACTCCGACAATTTCCATTGAATTATTTGATGCATCTTTTGAATTTGATAAGTCTATATATTTTTGATTAATATCAGTTTGTAATATTTTTTTAATATAATATACTTTTTGTAGTCCATCGAAATGATAGTCTTGCCAATATTGAAGAGCATCATCGATTCTATCTTCAATTTGATCATCATCTACGTTTATTTCAATGACGGGAAACCCAAGTCTACGCAAACAGTAGTCTTTAAATTCTGATCTTGTATTTGGGTTTGACATGGTTACATTTTCCTATATGAATTTATATATTTATTTATTTTCTGGCTCTTGGTAATAAGGCCATTTGATATTAAATGGATCATTTTGTGTTTGTGGCAAATCTGCTAATGCTTGAATATATGAATCCAATTCAATAATATTATCAATTTGTTGTAAACCTAGACGTTCTAGCCTCGCATGTCTTTCATATCTCCAATTTACACCTCTAATAAAAGTATCTCTTTCTAATCTAATTCTTTCCCATTGTCCATTCAATACATTTTGTTTGTCTTCGTCTGACATTTCTTTTATTGCCCAATTTCCATCTTGCCAAGTGACATAAGAAAATCTGTCACTTGTTTTAGGTTTATCGGGAATTTTTATATAACCATTATCTTCCAATATTTTTTCGGATAAATTAATATCATTTGTTAAATAATTACCACTTTCTGTTGGTATAAGATCAGGTAAAAGTTTTGGATATCCACCCTTATATGAATAATAATTTCTATTAGGTTGCATAATAATATACCTCTCTGTAATTTTATATAATATATGATGTGAAAAAAATTATTAAAGACCAGGAACTATAACATTATAATTTGTTACATATAAGTTGGCATTACTTGGATAATATGTCGATGTTCCTGGTACAAGTGTTGTTAATGTGATATCATTTGGTAAATCAATAATGCAATATGTTGTTAAACCTGAAGAACTAAATTTATCTGAATTTAATCTCGACAAATAAGTGATACCCATATTTGTGGGACTGGTATATCGACCTCTAGTTTTTCCAAAAAAATCATAATCACCAACTACATCATAATTTGTAGATATAATTCCAATCGTTTTATCTGTAGCTATGCTAGGAGTAGTAATATCTAAACTCCTAAAATTTGTATCTGTAATATAATAGTTGGGCCCCGACGGACCTGTTGAAAGTTGTAATGAATTACCTAATAATACCCTTGTATATGGTGTAAATGATCCACCTATGCTTGAATAATCTATTTGATAGCTACTTAACCTTGTAGTGTTAACATTTCTCAACACAAATAAATATGAATGTTTATGTGTTGTTGTAGTTATAGTACTAGGATAACCAAAACTATAATTGCCTGCATTGGGTATTATACCATATCCTGTAATAAAATATGATCTATATAACGTAATTTGGCCAGCAGGAAAATCAGTTGATAAGATAGCTCTTGTTGAAGTAGAATTTCTCCTAATATTTTGAAATGCAATTTCTCTTCCGGAACTTGCAGAGACAGAACCAGATCCGCCAATTTGTGATCCGCTTGGATTCCATGATGATGCACCAGTATAAGCATTATTTAAAGTTGTGGTCGCGGTTGTTGTTGATGTGGATCCAATATAACTATCCAATGTCATCCAATAAACAACATCCTGAGGTAATAGATTGTATATATTTTGAGTACTTGAACCTAAAACAGTAGTTCCATAGTGGTTAAATTCTGCAAAACCCACCAATTTTATATAATTTCCATAATTTCTAAATCCATCCGAATATAAACTTTGATCTAATGTAAATACGCCTGTTTGATTGTCCATGTTTATTTTATGGGATTTTATATAATTTCCTATTATTCCTCCATTTACTCTCATGTTATTTTTCCATAGAATTAATATTCGTTAAAAACAAGATCAAATTCATAATACGTACCTGCTAGCCAAAAATTCTGTATAGCTCTAGGATAACTTGTAGTATATTGACTCAAATAATCCAATTGAGAACCTGTATATGTATTCGAATAATCTTCTGGTCTGATTTTACCTATATGTACAGATAAATATGAATCTTGTGTTGCGAAACTATTATTAACATAATAAAATTGTTGTAAATCTACATTTGTAAATATTTGTGTATCGGGTAAAGCTATTGATGATGATGCTCTTTGAGCCATTACTGCAAATCTTAATCTATCTGAATATGTTGCTGTACTAGAATAACTAGTGGTACCGGTACCTACAGGTCTTGTCGTTGATGCGGCCGTTGTAGCGATTGGACCAACTAATGATACTAATGATGCGTTTGTAGGAAGATCTCTTATTACACAATAGAAATGTTGAGTGTTATGAGTAGCTAATTTTATAGAAAAAGATGTTGAATTAGGCGCTGCGGACGGATGACCAACATACTGATATTGAGACAAATCCGATATGCCTGACGGAATTCTAAAATAATTTACTTGCAAAGGTGGATTGCTTACAGTGGATGCCAAAAAGCTGAAAAAAGTTCTGTTTGAAGATTGTCCTATCGCTGGATTACTGTTAAATGGATAAAAAGTAGTGGCATATGATGTTGTTACCCATATTATAAAATCTCCTTCCTGAAAACTAACACCAGTCGGAAAACTAATTTGTTGTCTAGATACATTCTCAATTGAAACAGTGCCATCTGGTAATAAAGCAGTCCAACCGATAGTATCTGGTGTTGATGATACCTCTCCAAATGTTATTAAATATGGTCGTTTAGCCCAATTTTTAAGACTTTTTAAGTTGTACTGTGATTTTAGATTATAAATTCCAGGTCTATAGCCAGCATATTTTTTAAAATTATCTGTTCCGGTATCATCCCTAACATATGTTGTATCAAAAGAAAACCCAGGTGTATAACTACCGTTCGGATATCCGAACGCGCTATTCACCAAAACTTCTCCAACAATACCACCGGTAATTGAACTTTGTGATTTATTAAACATATATTATGCTGAAGTTGTAATTAATTCATATGATATCGTTGCTGTTGTCCCACTACTACCCGCAAACACATTTAAAGTATTTCCTGTTCCTAAATAAACACCAGTATCTTTGGATAAAATTACCAGGGTAGCTTTTGGTGGAATAGTTATAGCATTTGCGAGATATCCATTCACAGAGTTGACCCTCGTATATGCTGTAATATCTACGGCCCCACCTGTAGCACCAGCTACAATAATACTGTTTAACTTAATTACTTGATTTGAACCTACGGTTAAACCTACAGAAGCATCTGATGTTGGTACCGATATATTTAATGTTTTAGGTTCTATTGAAGTTGTTGTAGTTAAATTGGGCATTTTTTATTCCTTAACCGAAAACTAATATATTTATTAATACATTAGCTATTGTTGTACCACCGCCACCACCTGCAGTATTAGCTTGATTAAATGCTGCGTTAGCATGAGTAAATCCTGATTGTGCTAGAACGTTAGCTGAATTAGCTTTATCAAAAGAAGATTGTGCTAGAACGTTAGCTGAATTAGCTTTATCAAAAGAAGATTGTGCTAGAACGTTAG